CCGTGAAGGCCTTAGCGGAACCCAGCGTTGGCGTGCTGCTAAAGGTATTGGTCAGCTTGCCGCTCAGCGTGATGTTGCCCGAGCCGTCAGCGGTGAGAGTGCTGACACCGGCATAGGCGCCAGCATTGTTGAAGATCAGTTGGCCACTAGAGCCTGCAACTAATGCGACCGTTCCGGTGGCGTCCGGGTAGCTGATCGTCCGGTTAGCAGTCGCCGAAACGCATTGAATTGTTGTGGTGAAACTGCCGCCATCATCAAGGCGAACGTCGCCTTTCGTGGTGAGCAGGTTGGTCGTCTTGTTGTAGGTGAGGTCGACGTCGCCGCCGAACGCCCCCGCATCGTTGAACTGGATCTGAGTGTCACTGCCGCCCGGGGTACCACCACCACCGCCTGTGCCGGTCAGGTCAAGATTGCCCGTGAACGGGTTGAACTGGTATCCCATGGCTCAGCTCTTGGTGACAGACGTGAGATTGCCGCTGCCGTCGTAAACCAGAACCAGCGTTGCCACGGTCGTGCCGCCAGAGCCGCCGTCCTTGTAGACCACGCCGGTTAGATTCGCGCCCGTGTAGCTCAGGGCGATGTAATCATGTGGAGGGATCTCCAGTCCCGCCACTGTCGGCAGAGGGGAGGAAGAGGTGCCGCGCACCAAGATTTCCTCATACACCCTGCCATTGATCGTTCTCGCGGGCATCGCACGCTAGGCGCAGTCTTGTTGCGATTCTAGGAAGAAGTGCGGCACTTGCTTGAGCCAGTGCCTCCTGTAGCAGACGATTCGCCCGCTACAGCAGCCGCCCTTGCTTGGGCTGGTCAGTCCAGGCCTATTCGCCCGGCTGGGGCTCCTCGCTCAGGGCCGGCTCTGGGGTGTTACCAGCCTCGAGCCAGTCCAAGTAGTCCAAGTAATCCGAATTCTCGCGGTGGGTTGGAATGAAAGCGTTGTCCGAAATCCGTAGGACAACACTGTCAGACACAAGGCGATATGCGGTCATGACTTCAGATCTCCGCGCTCAGGCTGCCTTCGACAACGCATGCGGTTGGCGTACTCAGTGTGCCGTTTCCGGTAAGGCCAGAGGCTCGAATGCCCACGGGAGGGCCACTTGTCGGAGAAAGGTAGACATCAAATGTCGCTGATCCCGTCGAAGCCCAGGCCGTCCCATTGTAAAACTGAAAGCCTTGAGCCGTAACGGCGATCGTCGGGGCCGTCGTCCTTAAAAGCCCAATACCTTCTGGGGTGAAGTACGCCACGTTTGCACCGCTGAACGCTCCCCCGTAGTAGGAGAAGCGCCTGAAGTAACGATGACACAGCCGCTCCTCCAGTGCCAATGGGCGCTCCTCAAAGGCAGTGGCCGTAGCACCTGGCTCGATTTGGACTCGCGCAAAATCAAACGTCCCCGACTGATGCCCCAGCGTGTTGGTGCGACTGTTGAAGCTCGAGCCAGCATCCACGAAGATCGTCAGGATAACGCGATCATTGCCATCTGTTCCAAGGGTTTTGCCGCTGATCGACGGCAGTGTCACTGTTGTCGTCACCTTCTGCCAGGTGGTCCCAATCGCCACCTTGGTGACCCCGATCCCTGTCACTTCAGCGCTGGGCGTGCCGCCGGTCCCAAAGTTCTGGGTGAAATCCACGGCGATGGAGCGCGCTGCGTTGGCCTTGGCCCAGAAGCTCAGCGTGATCGTCTGGCCCGCACAGGTCCGCACACCTTCGATGCGCTGAGCCAGGGCGACGTAGTTGGCCCCTGCCGTGACAGACGTGGCCACAATCCTGCAGAAGAACTGGGGTTCCCCGGGCACCTCCGTTTGCCCGAGCGCAAAGGACTGCCGGCTCATCGTCGAGCTCGAGCCCGTAAAGCCGTTGACCCAGCGATCAGCAGCGACGTAGCCAAAGGCCGAGCTGCTGTTGGCCCGCTGCCACACGTTGAAGTCACCGTTGATGATGGCGTTACGGAAGCCCGCCAGTGGACCCGTCCCGGTCAGCGCTGTATTGCCTATGTCGTAAGCGTCCTTGACCGCCTTCGGGGTAGCGGCCAGCGTCTCGCTCGTGCTGTTCGTGCTGCTGCTTAGCTGCACGATTGCCGCCGCGCTGGTCGTCGCTGTGGGCTGAGCGCCGGCAAAGGTGATCGCTCCGATCATCGTGCCGCCCGTCCTGGGCAAGGCAGCGTTGGCCGTCGTTAGCGCTGTATTCGCCGTTCCCTGCGCCGTCGCAGCATCGGTGACCCCCGTCTGCGCCAGGTCGTATGCCGATTTCACCGAGTTCGGCGTCGCCGCTGTCGTGGTGCTGGTGCTATTGGTGGCGTTAGTTAGCTGCAGCACCCCCAACGCGCTGGTGCTCCCTGCCGGCAGGCGCGCCGCGTTGATCACCGAGCTGGTCGCCGTATTGACCAGATCGATCACCACGTCTGAGCTCAGCGGCCCTGGGACCCCCGTGACGCCATAGCTGCCCAGAACCGTGTTGGCTCCCATCGGGGCGAACATGCCCGGCACGATTGGGACGACCGGATACGGTCCAGCACCAATCGGATCCGCCAGGAAGCGATTGTTGATCCGATCGATGTATAGCGGACGCAGCTGCGGGTTGTTCTGTCCGGCCATCGTGGCAGCCTTTACTGCAATTCTACTGAGCTCTATTTGAGCGGCTGTTTCTCGCCTACGGCACAATCACAGGCGCACCCGGGGTACCAGGTTCCACAATCTGCAGCATTGGGAACGACGAGCCACCCACCGTCACCGTGGGCTCAAACCGTCCCGTCCCGCCATTAAAGATCTGCAGGCGTTGGGTGCCGCGCTCGAGCCACCAGTCGTTCTGCCGGCACCAGATCGCGAGGGGCTGCTCGCTGTCATTCCAGAGCATGGGCCTGGCGTCGGGGCGGATCACCTCGCGCGGGTCGCCGTCGGGGAACAGGATGATTCCCACGACGTCCGCCACAGACAGCGCAAAGCGGTCCCAGTTCACCTGCCGCAGCCGCATGTAGTCCATGATTTCGTCGACCGTGAAGCTCTTCTCCCGCTCTACCGCCAGTTCCAGCAGTTCCCGCTCGTCGCCCACGGGGTAGTCGTCGGGCTCGAGCCAGGGGACACCGCATTCCCAGCGCAACGCATGAATGTGCTTGCAATCCCGCCGCTGGTCCCGCCGTCTCGGCAGGGTGCGCCACTGGCGGTAATAGCCCGCACCTTGGCTCTCCCAGGGCGAATTCACGTCCCGCGCCGCATTGGGTAGTGGGAACTGGTTGTGATCGTGGCCGTCCCTCGGTGATTCGAGGTTGGCCACCGCACCGCCCAGATGGTCGGGGCAACAGCAGAAGAACTTGAAGCTGCTGCACAGATGGCGGGTTCCGCTGGCGCGCCAGGTCGTCGGCGCACTCGGGTCGTAGGGCAGGGTCTGCCAGTAGATGTGCCCGTTGCGCTCCACCCGTCCAGCGGGGCGCGACAGATCAAACACCAGGGTCAGCGATCCCGGGTTGGCTGCGATCAGAGTCAGGGCGACACTGCCGACATCGCGCTCGACGAGCCCTGCGGGGTAGCTGGCGCTGCTGGCGGAGTCCTCGAATTGATCGCCAATGAAGATCGAGAACACGCCCACCTGGGCCGGCGTCAGCACGCCGCTGACATTCAAGGTGAGCGTGTGATCGGCCGGGTTGGCACTGCTGGTGTTCAGCGTGATCGCGGCGGCCTGCAGAGGTTGCGGCAGGATGATCGAGCCTCGCGTGCGGCAGCTGGCGTACCAGGCCCGCTCAGGTGAGGTGCTCGACGGGAACAGCGTCGTGACCTCCTTAGAGGTGCCGTCCACGGCCCCTGTCACAAAGCGAGCCAGGGAGTGGATTTGGTAATCCGCCCAGGTCCGCCCCGCCCCGAAGTAATACGCCTGTCCCAGGATCCAGCGCTTGTGATCTGTCGTGCGGTTGTACTGCTCGACCACTGTCGGGAAGGCACTGCTGCCGTATTGCCCGAGGCCGGTGCCCTTGCTGGGATAGATGCCTGCAGCCTTCTTGCGCAGGGGGCGCGTCACTGAGCCCAGCCCTGCCATGGCGTCCGGCCTGGAGCCAATGCTCTTGGCCATCAGCCAGACGACTGGTCGTAGAAGCTCTGTCCGGGCCTGGCTCGCGGCCTAGGGCCCTGCGGTCGGCTGCCGCTCTCGAGCTCGCGGCTCTGCCTCCGCCCTTCAGCAGCAAACGTGTTCTCGGGCCGTCCGCTCCCACCGCTGGAGTCCGAGTAGGCCGTTACGCCTCGCGCCAGGCCAGGCTGCCCTGAGGCTGGCCCACCGCTGGAGACGCCGCCCGAACGGATCCTGTAGAGCTGGTCGTCAGCGTTGACTCGATCTTCCACCTCGCGCTTCTTTTCCCACTCCTGCGCCTTGGCCTTGGCAACGTCACGATCGGCCTTGACTGTCGTGAGCTCGTTGCGGGCGCTGCTCAGCTGGGCCTCGCGGCTCTGAATCTCCTGGGCGTGCTGCGCCTGGCGTGCGGCCAGGTTCTGCTCGTAGCTGGCGGCAGCGGCTCGCAGCTGGGCCTCGTACGCAGCAGAAGCTGAGGCGGCAGCCTGCTGTTGACGCTTCTGTTCGTCCTGCTTGCGCTTCTGCTGTTCGCGCTCTTTCTGTTCTTGTTCCCTGCGGCGGCGATCCCCGTCGTCGTCTCCTTTCTTCTTGGCCTGCGCATTCTTGAGCAGGCCAACCAGGCCCTTTGCGTAGCTAGCCATGACATGCGTCCTCCGCGAAAGCTAGATCAGAAGAAGCCGCCTTGAGCGAACACATGCACTCGAGTGGCCGTGCTCGGGGCCGTCAGGGCAGCGCTGACCGCGACATAGAGCAGTGCCCCGGAAGGCACATACAGGCCAGTGTTCTTTTTGTCGGTCTCAGTCGGATAGGTCGCCATCGTCGCGGCCGGGGAAGCGAGGTTGGGAACCGGGACGCACAGTGGCGGTAGGGTCATGTTGATCCGCTGCCCGGCCGTGTTGCCGCCCGGGATCGCCACGCTGGCCACCACGGCGCTATTTAGGTTGGTAACCGCCGTGGAGGTACTAGCGGTACTGACGAAAGCCAGCACCGTCGCGGCCGTGGTCGAGGCTTCCGTGATCACCACCGACAGCGAGTCGATCACAGCGCCGTCGTTGCCGCTGCAGTCCACCAGCAGGACGCAGCCCGCCGCCGAGGGAGTGTTGAAGTTGGTGGCCGTTGTCAGGCCCGCAACGCCGCCAATTGTGGCAAACGAATGCAGGGGCCGGTCCACCAGGAGCGGCTGCTTGTTGCTGGAGCTACTCGCCATCGTCCTGTTGTTCTAAGCGGCCAGATTGCGCATGCCCGCGTGATCTAGCACGCGTCACTTGCTGCAGTCTAATTGAGTCGCTGCAGCAAGGATTCGCCCAGCATTAACCAGGGCGGCGGACATTCCGCTGCGGTCCCGTACCCACAGGTCGCACGCCGGTCGACATGCCCAAAGGCGCGGCCGGCGCCACTGGCTCGCCCAGCGGAGGCGGCACGTTCTGATAGGACGCCGTGTCGATGCGACTCAATTGGCTGCGGCGTGGGTCTACCCCATACCCCGGGGTGTTCACTTGCTGCTCAGCGCCCGGCGCGGGAGCCGGAGCCATGATCCGCGAGGCGGCCGGCACGGGCTGCACCAGGGCCGGAACGCTGAGCATGGCCTGCTCCACCGCATCGCCGTAGGGATTGACCCGGGTGATGTTGTTGCTCGAGAAACCAGCGCCGGGCTTCTCGATATAGGAGAGGTAGTTCTTGGGATTGGTCGGCACTGACTGCTCTCCCACCGTGAAATAGCGAGAAGCCAGCTCCTGCCCGACTGGGTCAAGGTGCCACTGCGAGTCTTGTGGTGCCATCGGACGAGAGGTCATCAGAACTGCCCCTTGAGAAAGCTGACGTAGTTGCCCAACAGGTTGTTGGCCCGGTTCTGCTGCGGATTGGTCAGATTGCCGGGGGCCTGCAGATCCATGCCGCCGCCATAGGCTGCCGCGATCCGGCCCTGGTCCTCCGCATTGGCGGGCCAGGTCGCAGGAGCCGCCTGCGGGGCCGCTTCCGGCTGGGCGGCTTCTGGTTGGCGCCCGCCGTAGGCCGACGTGATCTGGTCGTCCCTGATCGCGTTGGCCAGCCAGGAAGGCTCAGCTTGAGGGGCTTCCTGCTGGCGTCCCCCGAAGGCTGCGGTGATCTGCTCGCTGTCGGTGCCGCCCTGAGGCCAGGCTTGAGGATTGCGCGCCAGGGCCTCGGTGGCGGGAGTGGCCTGCAGCAAGGGAGCGCCAGAGCGGGCTTTGGCGCCAAAAGCTTCCACAGCAGCACCGCTCATCGGGGCGTTGGCGTACTCGGTGGCGCCGGGCCTGAGGTCCATGCCGCCATAAGCCGCAGTGACGCGCTCCGCCGGCATGGCCGCCTCCGGCCAGGACTGGCTGTTGGCGCCAATCGTCCGGCCGGTGGCCTGGATGCCAGGCAGCTCGTCGCCGCCAAGTAGTTTGCCGCTGTAGATCTCTTCTGAGCGATTGGCCATCGGAGCGGCCATCAGGTCGCTGGTGTCCATCAGGCCCTTCTGGCGCTGCTGCTCGAGGAAGCGCTGCACGGCGTTCTTGCCGTCAGCACCAGCAGGGGCGTTCTTGTTGGCGTCGATCCAGGCTTGAATGTCAGCACGCTGGGCGTAGCCGGCCTGCCCCGCCCGGGGGCCCGATTCAGCGGCAGCGGCCAGGGCTTTGCCAGTTTCGCTCTTCCAGTAGTCCTGCGGCGCGTACTGCTGCGCCATCGAGGTCAGGGCCTGACTGCGCGCCACGGAAGACGGCGAGGTATGGGGCTGCCAACCGGAGCCCACCGGAGCCTGAGGCGCTGCCACCGGAGCGGGCGCTGACCTGGCGACAGGGGCGCTGCTGCGACCCACGCTTGTGGAGGCGCCAGCATTACCGCCGCCGGCTCGGTTGCCGCCGCCGATCATCCCTGGGATCGGGGCGCCGCTGGCTGTGTAGCGAGGATCGTTGCGGGTGCTGCCGGTGCCGTAGCGGGGATTGCCCGCCCCGTAACCGGTCAAGCTCGCCACAGGGCGGGCGACAGGCCGCGACAGCTGCTGGCCGAGCCAGTTGGCGGCACTCCTGACGCCTTGCGTGACAGGCGATGCAGGGATCGACACCGGCCTTGGCTTGTTGCCGGGAACGGGGAAAGCGCCGGGCATGAGAATTACCTCCAGTTAAGTTGGCCCGTGTAGCACGCAGTCCGCGTGGTCACGGATGTATCCGCCGGGCCCGGAATTGCCATGATGAATTCTACTCCGGCCCTTTCAAAGGCATAGCGACGCACTTCATCGCGCCGATAGTTGGCGACGTAGAGCGTTTCTGCCAGTTGATCGACCTCGCGCAAGTACACCTCGCGGTAGTCCTTGGCAGCCTTCAGGGGGTCAGACGAGTAGATAGCGCGATCCGTGTCGCCCGTGATCCGCTCCACCCGGCTGGGCTGGGGCTGATCTTCCACCCGGAACACCTGCGAGACCCGGTACGCCTTGTCACAGCGATCGAGGTGCTCGGTGATGCGGGAGTAGAAATAGCTGTCCGGAATCCTGGCCATCGCTTCTTCCAGCCTGGCCAGATCACCCGCGGGGATATTGGCGCCGGAGTTGTAGCCCAGGTGGAAACGAGCTCTTGATTTCTCGTAGTCGTTGAGCTCCAACGGATGGCAGCAGCCTCACCCGATTCTAGGGTTCTCAGCCGATGTAGATCAGATCCTCAGAGATCACCTGATCCCAGTCGACACGGCCGATTCGCTTGAGCTGATCGAGGTTCGAGAAGCGCTCGCCGGAGAGGCTCATGCGCAGCTCGACAATCTTCTTGGCGGTGGAATAGCCGATGCCCTTGACGGTCTTGGCAATCGCTTCTGCCGAAGCCGCGTTGATGTTCAGCCGGGTGTCGACAGGGATCGTGGCCTCAGGGATCGTGTCCTCATCTACCGGGCTTTCCGCCGATTGCGGCGCAGGCACCTGGCCGGTGCGACCCTTGCCCGGTTCGTAGGACACCAGCTCGGCCAGTGCCACGTATTGAATCGAGCCGGTCGAATTCTTGATCATGGCCCAGTCCTTGTCGTGGTGGGCGATGAATTCGACGATCTGGCCGTTCTTGGTGTTCTGGTACAGCGCCATGCGTCCACAAAAAAGGGCGCCCGACAGAGCAGGCGCCCATATTGTAGAGCGATTTCACCCGACGCTGATTACTCAGCTCTCGGTGATGAAGGGCACGCTCACATCGCCCAGGTCGGCCACGTCGTCATCGAGGTAGTACGCAACTTCCACGATGATCGGGGTGCCGCCGGTCAGACTCGAGGTCAGGTTGGACCCGGCCGAGGTACCGGTGCTATCGGTCACGTAGACCTTCAGGGTCAGGGCACTGCCGGTGATCGCCACAGGGGTGATCGCACCGAAACCGGACTGCACGGGGGCAACGGTGGTGCTAGCCACAGCGACGGCCGAGGAGTCGGTGCCGAGGGCGGTAGCAGCGATTTGACCCGTGGCGGTGGTGCTGACGGCACTGGCGAGCTTCAGGCGGTTGGTGTTGGTGCCAACCAGCCCGGAGAAGGCCGTACCGACGCCGCGGTCCTTGCGCATGTCAGGGACGCGGATGCCGAGGTCATAGACCTTGGCGCCGACGGGGACCACCAGGCCAGTGATGTTGGCCCGGGGCTTGTCATCCCCCCGCTTGTCAGGGGAGGGAATGGTCACATCGAAGCTGGTAGCACCCGTGGAGCTAACCAGGGCGTAGCCAGTGATGTGGTAGTAGGCCCGGCCAGGCACGCAGATCGCCGGTTGCCCCTGGTAGGAGCTCAGGCGATTGACGTAGTTACCGGGGTAGATCTTCTTCGCCATGATGTTTTACCTCCTATCAGTAAACGAAGGAGTAAGCCACGGTGACGAAATCCTTGTTCAGAACTTCGAAACCAGCGAAGAGCGACCAGATCATGATGATGAAACGACTGAAATCGTCGTTGTTGTTCAGCAGGATCTGGGCGTTGTTGCCGCCGATGCCCACGCCAACGGCCTGGGGGCCGAAGAACAGCATCGGAGCAGCAGTGGTGACGGTCGAGGTGATCGACGCGTCGGTGATGGTAACCTGCAGGGACTTCTCCGGCAGGTTGGTGCTTTCAAACCACCGGACCCCTTCAAAGAGGAACCCGGACGGCATCACCGGTTGTCCGGCAACAAAGCCGGCCTGCCCGTAAGCAGGACCCATGCCGCGGAAGAAGTTGGCGTTGGGGGCCAGCTCTGGCTGCATCGGGTTGACCATGCCATTGCCCGCGTAGCGAGCAATTTCGCGGAACGAATCGTTCTGGCGAAGATGCATCATTGCGGTGGGATCCGCGATGCAACGGTAGTAGCCGTCAGCGAAGGTGGGGACGTTGCGTTTCCGCATGTCCTTGACCACCTCGAGGAGGTCGGTCTTGACGTCGAACTTGGCGGATTCGCCGGCAGCGTAGGTCAGGAAGGGGGCAGAGCCCGCTTTCGACTTCTTCAGGGGGTAGTAGTAACCACCTTTGGTGCTGTCAGCGGCGCCATTGGCTTCCGCTTTGAACAGTTCGTCGGCAAAGACACGATCGCGCCAGCGCCTGTCTCTTAAGTCTCGAACGAGACCCGCGAGGCTCTTTATCCTCGCGCCTGCTCTTTGTCATCGAGCAGCGTTAGACTATATCTTCACCTTCCTGAAATCGATTGGCTTCTCCTCTGTCCAGCTTGAGTCGTGACGACCTGGAACGGTTGACTGATTCAATGTCGGATCGCGAGATTTCCGCGCTTTACGGGCTAAGTCGCACTGCTGCAACTCATCTGCGTAAGCGGCACGGGGTCCTCTCGTACCAGCAAAAGCATGGCCGCAGGAAATACTTGACAAGCTATCAGCCGAAGCCGAACGCCAAAAGGGCGTTTAGCTACAGGATGGCTGGCGTCAATGAACGCTATTTCAAGCAGGTCGACACGCCTAGAAAGGCGTACTGGCTAGGGCTCTTGTTTGCCGATGGATGGATTGTCACCCATAAGGATGTTTCAATCGGCTTCGCCCTGGCCTTGCATGAACGGGACCTCGACCTTCTAGAGGCTTTCGCCTTCGATCTTGGCTGCCCATCCCTGGTTCGGCGCACCCGCTTGGGCAGCCCCTTGCATCAGGTCAAAGTCACGTCGGCCGAAGCCTGCGCTGACCTTGCCTGCCATGGAGTTGTCCCTCGCAAGTCCTCAGTCATCGAGCTCCCTGACCTGCCAGGCCATCTCATGCCTCACTTTGTGCGAGGCTACTTTGATGGAGACGGATCTGTTTCCGTACGCGGTGCGACGCTAAGCGCTCAAATCACCTCAGGAAGCGAGGCCATGCTTGAGCAGGTACGCGCCTATCTTGCCCTTGCAGAAGGCATTCAGGCCTCCATCCGTCAGGACAGGAACTCGTTTGTTTTGCGCTGCTATGGCGGCAATGCCATGCGCTTGGCGCGCTTCCTTTACGGGCGGCCTCCTCATGGCGAAATTGCCATGCAACGCAAACAGGAGAAGTTCTTCGATTATCTAGGTTCAGGTGCGGGGCACTCGTGGGAGCAGTTACTGTCCGATCTGGACTCGGCTCCTAGTCGTTGAACCTTCTACCCATTCCTGGGCAGCTTGGCTGCTGATTACCCGTGCGGCATCAACTTTTTTGGCGTTTACGTTTGCCCTTGCGGGCTTCGCTTTAGCAGTTGATCCTTTTCCCTTGCTGAAGGGGGAAGGGCTTCCAGCAATTCACCCCGTATTGCCCTGATCGTTTCTGATCAGGCGACCACAAGCCGTCTGGCCGAGTCGTCCAGCAGCGTCAGCGAACCGATGCTCTGGTGGAAAACATTGAGGTTACCGGTATCCAGCAGAAGGCGCTGGGCGGTAAGCAGGGTTTCGCGAGCCACCTTGAAGGTGCTCGGCGCGGAGGTATCGGTCGGGTCAGCGGGTCCGGTGTATTCCTTGAGGTTCACCAGAACCTTGTCCTTGACGATGCTCCGGGAAGATGCGGTGCCAAGCGTCTGGTCAGCGGTGCG